ATATGGGAACTCATTTAAAGTAGCAACTAAAGTAGGCACTAAATTATGTTTATTTGGTACTGTCATTGTACCTTCTGTTCCAATATATCTGTAAATACTATTAGAGTTTTTATTATCATCCCCATATTCAGATCCATATACAAAGTATTTACAATTAGCATTGTTTTTGTATATTAAATCAGTATATGTGGCAATTTTATATTTACTATTTCTTGGTAATATTCTATATTGAATAGAATACTCCAAATCTTCTTGTGGTAAGTTATATGGTATTTTTGTAGATAGATACACTGGGACATAGTTTCCTACTCCAACTTCATCACCTACTATACCAGCACCGATAAATCTGTATTCAATTCTACTTAAATCCCTCTCATCTTTCAAATCGAATTTTAAGTTATAGTTATCGGCATCAAATGAAAATTGAGGAGGATAAAGGTCTGTAGTCATTAATACTTTATTATTAAAAAGTTCCATTTATCCTCCTTATACTCTAATTGTATTGATTTGGTTCTAACCAACTTAATACTGCTTGAATATCTGTTATATTTTTAGCAGTAATTTCAAAATCTTTATTAGCAGAATCAGTAGTAAAACGAATTCTATCATTGTTAATAAAGTCTTTTACACCTTCTGCTTGATATGGAACGAAATCACCACTTGATAATTCAGTTCTAATAGCAGTATCTAAATTATCTGCGTGTGTATTCGCTTCATTAAGAACACGACTATCTTCAGAGGCACGAGTAGCAACTTCAGTATCTAAATCTGTTCTTAATCCATTTTCAATACCTTGTGCTCTGCTAATCTCTGTTGCTAAATCTCCAGCCACTGCTTCAATATCGGTAGATAAACCTTGTTCAGCAGTTTTGGCTCTTTCACTTTCAGCAGTAATAGCATCTTGAAGTGCTTGGTATTGTTGATTCGCATGAGCTGTAGTTTCATATGTATCAACAAATTCTTGGGCTAAATCTTCAATCTTTCCATCTACATATGTTTTAACAGCTGTTTCAGATGGATACTTTAAGGAACCATCTGGAGATATTGTATCGCGAATAACTTGTGTTTTATTATTGTTAATCTCATCAATTGCGTCATTAACACTATTAATTTGTCCTTGAATAGCATCTTCTTTGTTATCAATCTCACCTTTATCATAGTAATTTCCGAGATTAACTTCAATTTCTTCTAAAGCGTAATATGTAGTTATAAATTCTTCACCTTTAGCATTTGTATATTGTTGAGGAGTATCGAATACCGCAGCAACCCAATAATCTGGTGAATCAACAGTCTTAATATAAATATCAGTACCAGGTTGAATTGCTTCATTTGATGTTGGAGCAGTACTTGCCCACTCTAACATCTCAGCTTTAGTATCAAATATCTTTGAAAAAGTCTTTGACAAAGCAATTTCTTTTGCTTCTTGTGCGAGTGATTCATTAGTAGATACTCTTGTATCTAATTCATTTAACTCTTGTTCATTACCTGAAACTCTCTCATCTATATCGCGTTGAAGAGTATTAATCCTTCCACTTAAAGCAGTGCTTGATTCTTCTATTTGAGAACTAACTAAATTATCTACTTCAGCCTTAGTATAGGCATTTGTAATTCCATAGCCTACTAATGTAGTTGCCTTATCTGCTTTACCACTTAATGTAGTATTAATAGAAGCAACATCGCTCTCTAAATCTGAGATTTTACTGTCTCTAATAGCAAGTTTATTATTTGTCTCTTGAGAAATTGTAGAATGTTGTTCCACTAAATTATTTTCTACATATGCCTTAGTAGCATAATTGGTTAAATCGATTTCACTTTTTGAAGAACCTAATTTTTCCCAAGCACCATTTAACCACATATATTCGGTGTATACATTACTTTCCAAATCGTTATTATCTGGAACTAAGTATACAACACCTTGTAATCTATCTGAAGTTGGAAGAGATGGTACTACTCTATAAGATAAGCCTGTATTTAAAACAGTTTTAATTTCATCAATAGTGGCAGATAATTCTTCTGCTTCCGCTAATCTATCATCTAAATTAGAAATTGTTGATTGTAGGCTATCTAAGTTAGCTTCTACATTAGCTTGAATATTTCTAAACTCATCAATAGCATCAACAATAGATGTAGTTGTTCCATCAGAAACATTTCCTAATGTAGATTCGACTACTTCAAGTGCTAAATTTAAATTCTGAATTCCAGCCTCAAGTTCATCAAATTTATTTTTGATTGTACCTGTTTCAGTGTTATAGTCTTTAGCACTTTCTGTTTCACCATAACCCAAATCTGCTAATTTACCTTTTAATTGGTTAATTTCAGATAGGATTAATGATAACTCTGAATTTGTAACACTACCATCCGAAGGTTTATCTTCCAATGACTTTAACAATGGCAAATATACTATAGATGTAGTGGTTACATTGTGTAAATTATTTTCATCTGGATATAAATAGAAGGCAATCTTAACTGTAGATTTATCGCCACTAAATTCATATCCAGTAATATCTTGTCCTAATGTATATGAATACTCATAATATCCGTCTACATTCTTTTTAGTATTTATTATCAGTGATTTTCTATATGTATCAATACCATTACCCGTAGTAACATTCATATTGACAATATAGTATAATTTCTTACTAAGTAAACGAATTGTATGAGTGGTTGAATATTGAGTTAATGCCAAATCACGGCTATACTCTAATAATCCATTATCTTGTAAATAAATATCTAAATTTGGCATATTCCCTCCTTAATAAAAAGGGGTAGAAGGCATCTACCATCCTACCCCATTATATACTTAATAAAATGTCGCTGAGCCGTCCTAAAAACAGAATTTGCGCAGGCGAACCAGGACTCATACGACAATAGTTTGTTCTCACAAAAAATATATTTAAACTTTTAGAAAACGTCAACTTTTGTCATATAACGAGTGTCATTATAAGTATATCTAAAGTTGGTTTTAAATCTTGATTGTATTCCTTTATATTTAATTACAAAACCATAGTAAAGATATTGATGTTTAATCTTACCACTACCATAATCTTGTTTTGAAATTTGTTTGTTATTTAAGTAATTAGAGATGTTAAATCTTGCTGAAACTGTATCTTTATAGTAAATCTCACCATTGTTTCCAATAAGTAATTTATTAAACAGATATCTATTGCTATTAGATGGGTTATCTAAATAAACATTAGAAATCTTATACAATGATGAGCCTTCTTTACATTTACAGTTCTTTCTACCTCTAAATCCAGGTCTGATACCTCTTGGAAGTGTATTGTGTTTAGTAACCAATGACACTTCTATGTCATCTCTGGTTAAACCTGTGTTTTCAAATAGATCATTTAGATCTAAATAGTATTTGCCATTTCTATATGAAACTACTGGTTGATAGTCTTGAATTTGAGGTAAATCAAATGGAACTGGTTCATCTACTACATATAGTGGGGATGTGTGTTTAATATCTCTATATGTCATTTCATCATTGAATACTGTGAAACTAATCTTTCTTGCTTGATGAACTGACAAAGGCTTTCTAATATTTAAAAATACTTCATCTGCTGGACTTACTAAAACAAATCCAACAAAATCTGTTTCTGTATTATTAGAAATAGTCGCAGATACTGCAACATCACCTTTAATTTCATATGGGCCTTGAACATTACTTGTTAAGATATAACTCTCATTTCTACCACTTTGATTATCATAGAAACCAGAATCATCTGGGATATTCTCATTTGTATAACCATACCATTTTGGTGATTCTTGTACTCTATCTGAGACTAATGGGTTATATTTGAAAATATCATAGATATCGATATAAGGGTCAAATGTTTGAGCAGAAATTGTCATTTGATATGATAATTCCTCTCTACTATCCTTATTAGCATAGAATGAGGATGTTAGTTCATTTTGGGCATATGTTGATGTGATGCCTTTACGTGTTATACCATTTGCATCTGGAAGATTTCCACCTAATGTTGGGTCTTCTAGATTATTTAATGGGTTATATCCACTACCTAAGTCGGCACTTTCATTTAATCCAAAGAATGATGTATAAATACGTGGAGTAGCACCAATATCATCACAATAACGGGCATCCATTTGCATTTTTAAACCATAATCTTTTTCTTTTAATGTTAGTGTACCAACCTTAACTTCTAATTCATTCCACCAACCATCACTGCCATCAGATGGTCTTTGGATTTTTCTACCAGCGGAATAGTTATCAAACATATTCCATTGGAAGCTCATTGTGTTTCCTAAGACGTCTGAAACTACTGGAAGTAATTTTGGTTGAACTGTAGTTAGATCTACATCACTTCTAAATGTATTGTATTTAATTAGTTTACCTTCAACATCAAGTGGTTCTACATAAGCAAGTGATAATTTTGCTAACTTTGAGTAAACACCTCTTGTTAAAGTTTCTCTAATTGATTTTGCTATTGTTTGTTTATTAGCAGAGTTATACTCTCTTAAATAAGAAGTATCATCTGCTAATTCTGTATAATCACCTTCTCCAACAATAACAGAGAATGGTGATGAGAGAGTTTTTCTAACTAAGTTAGTAGAATCAATATTGTATGGTCTATACTCTCTTGAAACTGAAATTCTCTCATTTTGTTTATAGTTATCTCTACTTAACTCTAAGGCGACTTCTTTGGAGTTATTTCCATAAGTAACAACCTTAGTGTTAATATAGTAGTTATGACCTTTTAAATTAATACAATCACCAATTTCTAAACCATCGTCAATTAAATTTGTAATATAGGATGTTTTGACTGTTGGTTTACACATTGTCTCTAAGAGGTTCTGACTAACAGCAGAGAATGCTTTAGCCGAAATATTCTTAGATGGTTGATTGAAGTTAGATGAAATTTGTGTATAAATATCTGATAAATTACTATTACGAGTAATATTCATCCTACTATTGTAAGGGGCATATATTACTTGGAACTCATAATCAAAGATATTCTTACTGCTATCTTCTAATGGAACATTATATTGTCTTGCTAAAATGTATTGAATGGTTAAGAACGTTTGTTTCCATCCAATTAAAGATCTATTATCTGGCAATTGGGCAACATTGTAGATATTGTTATCACCTTGAATAAAGTATAGATATATACCTTTTTCTGAACATTCGTGATTAACAAACCAAGATGTCTCAATATTGTTAGATAAACTATCCCAAACATTCTTCTCTACAATATAGTTAGTAATATTAAACTCTTTAATAGCACCTTTAACTTTAGTTCTACACCATAATTGTTTAATCTTGTAGATAGAACTCATATTTTCGCCATTTTCAATATGGATGACAGAGGATTGTCTATCAATATTAGTTTCGGAATATTCTTTTGCTCTAACCTTTGTCCATCCACCTTTATATGGGTAGTATACATATGATAATTGGTTATCATCAATATTATCCAGAATAATATTCTTTAATTCTGGAGTAAATAGACGAGTAGCATAATTCGCCATATTATACTCTGCTTCTTGAGTTCCTCTATTAAACGTTAAGGTCTTCTTAGCATTATCTGTAATAATATCATAATCAATGATATTACCTTCTTTTAATCTTGGAATACCGTGAAATAACTCTCCGATTTCTAAGCAGATTTCCCATAGCGTTTTCTTTTCGAATGTAAACTCTGGGCATTTAATAGTCTTAGCGATTGCCAATGTATTATCTGAGAATCTAAACTTTGGTTCTTTGAATACACCTGGTTTAATTTCCTTTTTACAGATGATTTGGTCTTCAATTCTGTGTAAGAACTCATCTAAATAGATATAATTTGTATCATAATATGCTTCAATATTACCAAGACCAATATCAATTAAATCTTGTGTAACAGTTAAGCCATCAATAACCATCATCATTGAAGTATTAGCGATATCTGCTACAGTACGATTATTTAATTCTTGAATTGGTTTGTCAATTTGAGCGTCTTCATATGGCACATAGAATGGCCAAGCACCAAAGTTTCTCATCCAAAGTTTCTTAAAATCGTATGTATAAAGAACAGTATAATCACCAGGTGTAATATCATCTGGAACAATAAGTTCTTGCTCATATGAACATTCTCTAGATGCCCACTTTGCTATTTTATATCCTAAATACTCTTTACTAGATTCTGTTTCTTTATCAGTAACAGTATTTGTTAATTCCCATATTTGTTCAGTAGTTTTATTAATCAATAAAACGGAACAAGGATACAATATAATCTTAATATTTGTACCACCTGAGAATATTGAGGCAGCAAGTTTAATAATATTTAAAATCCCTAATACAGGGTTTGTAAGTGTTTGTGAAATACCAGAGAAAATACCATTATTACCAAACAATGTTTCAGTATATTGCAAGAAACCTTCTAAGTCAATTGTTTGTGTAATCATTGGGAATTTATATCCTGGCATCATTTCTGCTGGAATATTTTGGTCTGGAATATTTGCTTTAACTTTCATTGATTGTAAAGCAGTTCTCCATTCATCGTGGCCAGTACTGTCAACTAAAATAGAGAGACAACCAGCGAGTAATCCTCCAAGTACATCTCCACCAGCACCAGTAAATGTGCTTAGTAAAATATTTGTTACCACAGTACCAACGCCACTCCATACATCAACAGCATTCAAAGGTGTAACTGAACCTTTTGCTTCTGTAACCGCTTGAGGTTCCTCTTGATGATATGTAGACCATTGAGTTCCTAATGTAATATTTTTAACAGGTTGAGTAAATGTAATATTTGGCATCAACTCTGTTTCTAACATTTTAGTTGCTTCTACTAAAATGACATTGTGGTTATATTTAACCATATCACCGATAAATTGCTCTTCTACTTTGTCTGATTCAATGACCATTAAATGATATTTACCTTCTTTAACTTTATCTTCCTCGTCTAATGTATAGAAAAGAAGTGATGCTAAAGTATAAGGTTGGAATTCAACTGGTCTATTAGATAAACATATTTGAATAGAAGCACTATCTAATGATCTATCAAAGGTCTCCCTTGTTTGACTACCGAGAGAGACCATACTTTCATTATAATTAAATAACTTTAACTCTTCGTTATAGTTATGATCATAATCTTGTCCATATGGAGAATAAATCATAAATGAAATTTTGTAATCCATATTTTCCATATTTATCCTCCTCATCTAGAATACCCTGTTTCTATATATCCTAATCTATCTCTTACTCTTTGGGATTGGGCTGCTTCTATTTTAGTTTGTCTATCATACTCCATAGTTTTCTTAGCAGCATCTAATGCTACTTTAGCAGCATTTAGGGCTGTTGCTACTATAGCACCAATCCATCCACCCATAGCAGCACCAGCAGCAATACTAAATCCTGCTGATGTAACAGTACCTACAGCCATACCAATATTATCTATAGAATTTTGATCTGCTTGGTTAGATGTAAATTCACCAACAGATGAAAGAGCTGATCTACCAATATTTTTAGCAGTATCAACAGTAGCCATAATACCCATAATAGTACCGACTTTTGTTTGAGATGCGGTTTTAGCACTTCCACCATGTTCAATGACAAAATCATATGCTTTATCACCTACTAAAGATTTAACCCAACCAAGCATATCTACACCATTAACTGTTCTTTTAGTTTTTACTCTCGCAAAAGTGTTACTTTGTGCTTGACCTCTACGTTGTTCTCTACTTGGAAATTCCTGTTTAGTTTCACTATTAGTGTTATCTCCAGCACTATGAACATATACGTGTATATTATAATTTTCTTCAGCCATATTATAACTCCTGTAATAAACTAAATATTGCAGTAAATGTTGTTGGGACGTTAGGTTGAATATTTATAGTACCTTTTTGTAAATACATTGTATAACTATAACCATCATACTCAAAATTAAATGGTTCATTTAAGTAATTACTCTCTAAGATACACTTTTGGATTTTCTTACAGGCTTCAGAGTTTCTATTAAATAAACCTTCTATACTAAATGATAGTGTTTGATTTTCAGCATAACTCTTTGCCTCTTTTGAACGGATATTCATTGTTTTAATTGATTTATTTCTTTCAATATTAATGCCTGTTAATGGAATGACTTCATTGTCAATACTAACAGATATTGTATTATTTATCGTAATATTACCCAAAACGAGAATATCAAAATTAATATATGCCATAAATCTGTCATAACCACTTTGACTTTCTGTTGGGCCTAACTGAGGCATTTCTACACTGATAATACAATTATAAACTTCTCCTGTATTATCAACATTATCACCCCAAGTAAAATTATTATCTTTATATGATATTTCTAATTGTTTACCACGAAGAATGACAGCAAACCTTTCTAATAATCTTCTGACATCTATTCTTTGACCTTCAAATGGGAGTATTTCTAAACCCATTGAGATTTGATAAGCATCATATGTTGGGTCATTAATAATATCAGCACCATCATATATGAATAAACCTGGAATAATTAATTCCTCTTCTGTATTAGGAACCTGTTTAATTGCTTCATCATAGAAGGCTGCTTCTAAAAATATTCTATCGTGTGAATTAGTTGTATGTACTTCAAGGACTGTAATTGGTTCTTGACTGCCTGGAATCTTTGATGGGACATCAAGTTCTACATCACCAATCCACCATTTCTCATCATCACCAATATATGGTACCTTATTCGCAACAGGAAGTTCACAATTTACAGTTGCACCATTACTAAATGTAATAGAGTAACCTACTTTACCACTTGGAGATGAACCGAACTGTAAGCCACTTACTTCATTAAAACCTTCTTGTTCTAATTGATATTTGGCTTCATCTAAAAATTCGAGGAACATCTCTCTTAATGACTTAATATCTATAATCTTCATTATTTGCCTCCTTTAACTCTACCATTTAACTGGCTTCCTAATTCAGCGTTAAATTTATCTACAAATCTTTTCCAATATCCAGCAGATTTACCTCTGATATCTGGGTATTGTTTATATTCTCCTACTCTCTTCTTTGATTTAGGATTAATTTTCTGGTCTATAAAATGAATATTAAAACCATCAACTGTCTTTTGAGCAATTAATGCTCCTCTTAATGTTCCTGTATCTACTGGGATTTCAGACTTTGCTTTAATAAATGCCATTCTAACACTTCTTTGAATTCTTGAGAGGGTTATATTGTCCATAAAACCTCCTTAAGCATTTAAAGCAAGAATATAATCGTATACAATCCTTGATACATAGAAATTCTTTGTAATACTTTTTCTGACTTTAGAGATACCTACTAATTGATATCTGTCCTTATCCTCTTTACCTAAGAGAATAACATCTTTAACAGTCCAATCTAAATTCTTAGATGTCTTAATATAAACAGTATTACCTACCATCTGTAGATTGGATAAGAATACTTCAATATTGTCGTCCTGACTTACATATTCAAAATTAAATGGGATTTCAGAGTTATCTGGTTTCTTCTTATATCCGACTTCACGGTACTTATCACCTCTGTAATTATCAATCATAAGCACCTCTACTCTTTCATTAATAATTCTTCTCTTGCATATTCATCAAAGAGTGATTCATCAAATATAACATTACCCCACGCAATATCCCACTTCATACCGTGAATTCTTTGTCTAACACCTACTGGGATTGCGGCTTCTTGTAATTGTTGAAGTGTTAATACTGGGACTCTGGAATCTGGATTAACATTTAATAATGGATTTAAGATAGTAGAATCCAAACCATTGAGTGTATGATAGAGAACCATATCTAATAGACATTCTCTAATCTCTTCTGCCCAATCTTGCTTATGACAAAGTTCATATTGCATATATTTCTTTAGATGTGGATTGAATGTATAAATATATTGATATAAAACATTACTACATCTTACTAAGAATGCATTGACTACTGCGTCAATATTGGTTGCGTTATCTGCGTTTAATACACTCTCTAAGGAAATAGCCAATCTTTCTGTTACATAATCTCTTTGAAGGACATATTCGTGTAGAGACTTTTTGTAGTCTAAACCTTTTACTGTTTGAATTGCCATATATTCCTCCTTATTAAAAAAGAGATAGAGAGAATTCCTCTCCCTATCTCATTATTGATTGTTTAATCTAATTAGTTAGCAGCTTTTTTGCAAGGTAAGATTTGATCTACATCTAATTGTTTGTAAGCATAGACCATTTCAGCTTGTGCTAATGCTGCGCCAGGACGACCCTCAACTTGACCAAATACTTCAGTAGCACTGACGCCTTTTGGAGCGATGAAGCCATCTGGACTCATAACAACGAATTCACAGGTTGATGGAAGTTCTGGAGCATAGACAACGTCTAAACCAGCACAACGACCAACGACTGCTTCATTGACTGAGAATTCAGCATTACCTTTAACGAATTCTTCACATTTTTGTAAAGCACCGTAGAATGCTGGGCCAACGATTAATGTCTTTGCAACCCAACCGCCTTTTGCTGTTTCATTAGAAGTAGCTTCGGTTCCATCGATTGTTTTACTTGTAAAAGCAACTTTATTTACTTCATTGAAATGAACGATAGCATCAACAACTGCTTGATAAGCTGTATCTGCTTTTGGATATGTCCAAACTGTGATACCATTGATCATAGCAGCTAAACCTTTAGCATTGTCTTTAGCAACAACACCTTTAGCGGAATCAACTAATTTACGACCAACGATGTCTTCGGAAAGAGTATCTTTACCGACCATTGGGATGATACCACCGATACCATAGGATTTATCTAAGTCGAAAGATTTTCTCTTAGCACCTGTAAGTTCGAGGTCTAATTTACGACCAGCATCACCGTCAGAGATGATGAATGAATCGCTTTCGTAGTAGTAAGCTGTTTGACCTTTGACTTCAACGTCAAAAGCACAAGTAACACCTGGAATTAAAACAGATTTTGCTTCAATTGTAGGTTTGATGTAATTTAATGATAAAATGTCGCCTTGAAATCTATTGGCAACGCCTTCATTTCCTAAAAATGCCATAATTGTCTCCTTATATTAATTTATACTTTTTTGTTATTCTTTAAAAATGGATATCTCTTCAACATTTCCTCAGAATATTGGTTCTCAGATTTAGAACCTTCTTTTTTCTCGATACCAGTTTTAACATCAACTTTTGGAGTATCTTTTAACATATTTGGATATGCTTTTGCTACTTCCTCAAATGATTGTTCTAGAGTAACTGTATCAGAAACTCTTTTTTGAGCTAATACAAGGAAATCATCCATTAAATCTTCTTTTACACCGAGTGTCTGCATTGACAATTTATTTGAGAGTGATTGAACTTGAGATTCCAATGTTTCTTTTTCCTTAATAGCTGTGTCATATGTTTCTTTTAGAGCTTTGAACTCTGAGACATTACTAATACCTAATTCTTTAAGGATTTCATTTTTACCCTTAGAATTGGCACTTTGTACTGCCTTGTCAAACTGTTCTTGTGAGTATGACACTTCCTTACTCTCTTGAACAGGTTCAGATTTAACTACTTCTGTTGTAGCGGTTGTCTCTGTAGTGATATTATTATTTGCAGTTTCTTCCATTTTAGTCTCCTTTGTTTATTTGAGTAGTTTATGACACTTGCTCTCGGTGTATATCGAATAGAATTCTAATTATTTGTTAAATTAATTTTTTTATTAAAAGTTTAAACCTTTGAAGCCTTTTGTTCAGCTTGTTTAATTAATTCTTCTAAACGTTTTTCTTGGTCTAAACGGTCTTCATATGCCTTTATATACTTATCAGCTAATGATTCACCTTCCTTATCGTTATTTTTTTTCCAGTTGATATAGTCTTTTAAGATACGGATACGGTTAATTAAGACCCAAGTAAAGTTGTTATAGAATGAGTTTTTACCATCTCTGATACCCATAAAGTAGTTGACGAAAATCATAACTACACGGACAATATATTTGATTAAGATGGCTATCCAACCATTTGCTTGAGCGATTAATTCGCTTACACTAGCGTCATATACGATAGATCCGATTACTAATGATGATAAGATGACTGTTAACATCTTACGAGCCATTCTTGTAATAATATCTACTGATGATTTATTCTCAACCTTATATTGAGATTGTTTTGAATCACCCATTCTAACTGACCAGGTAAATACGTTTGGATTAACTCTTTCATATTTGACTGCTGTATATTCCCAGTTCTCATTGATATATTCTTCAGAAGCGAACTTTTCATATTTTCTTCTGCGATAACAATACCATTTTGCGAAGATTGAGAATTTCTCTCTTTCTTCAAATTTATCTGGATGAAGGGCTTTACCAAAAAAGTTTACAATCTTTCTTGGAACCATTGGTCTAAATGTTCTAAATTCTTCGTCTGACATTCCTCTACACTTTCTATAGCAGAGTTTATATTCATCTTTGGCGTGTTTATCAAGTCTATATAACTTCTTTAAGAACTTCTCCTTAATAGCCTCTTTCTTAATTGATGGGTTTAACCATTCATCGATATAGACTGAGAAGGATTGGATTTTATGTTTTAAAAGTTCTCTATATAATGTTAACTTCTCTCCATATTCTTTGTTTGATAACTCTTCTTTTTCTAATGTTGTTAAATAACCCAATGCCAATGCGATTGAATACATTAACATTTGTTGGATAACGCCTTGCCAATATGGCCAAGTTGTAATTTTTTCGAATGAGAACGCAAAGTTCATCCAGTCGAAACATCCACCAATAAGACATAGGAAGAAGATACCTGTAATCTGAAGGGCTGTATATAACCCTAACTTTCGTTGTCTTAGTTCTTTATCCATTATGCCTCCTTAGATTTTTGTTTCAAATCCTTGTTTTAAATTTCGGATTAGATATTTTCTTTTGTATATAAATTCTGTATTATTATTGTCAACATAGTTCCTACGACAAGCCTTAATTAAACTCTTATAGTTCAATTCTGGGACATCATCGGCAGCGTGTTGACAAGATGTATAATGCTTTTCTTCAGACATACTACCATCATCCTGTTTAACACTCATATCGAAACTATAAGCATTCAATGGGGAACGACAGTGTTCTCTATTGTTTGCTAATATCGCGTCATCCTTTGCTTTAAGTTTCTCAAATACTGATTGAGCATTATCTGAATAATCCCCACTTTCATCAACATCTTCTAATTTAGATGACATTGACAATTGCTTCATTAAATAGTCTCTATTTGCTTTATAGTTGATATCATTTCTATCGATTAATTTATTCAACTTATCCTGGATAGAGATTATCTGTGTTATCAAATAGTCCTTCATTAGAACACCCTTATTCTCTTTTCTATTGTATTCTTCCCAGAGAATATGGACTTGTCTAGATAAGAGGTCTATTACTTCCTGATTCGCTTTCAATGCCTTCTTAAGTGAATCCGAATATGACTTCTCAATAACCTTAGCAGTATCTGTATTGTTAAGTATAAGATTAATAGTATCGTAATACTTAGTTGCTACTTGTAATACTGTTTGATATTCTGTTTGAGTTTCTTGAGATGTTTTATTCAAATCCCTTGTTTCTAATATCTTTTGAAGGAGTATTAACTCTTCTGTGTATGTAATGACTTTTGCTTTGGGCAGATTTAGTTTCTCAGATGTCTTTACACATCTACTCATTGATTAACTCCTCTAAACGTTCTTTAGCATCATTTGGGAGAAATTCCTTATATTCATCATATAAATCCTTATAGTTCCCCTTGACTGCTGAATTCTCGTATTTGAATTTGCCATCGTGATATAATTGATGGGCTGATACACTAAGGAATACATATGGAACGATATTTCTATAATGCCATTCCATAACTAAATCTGCTACTTGAAACGTCGATACAAAGTCCTTAGTTGTTGATACTAAATATTGATACGCTGTTCCTACTAAATCATATAGATATACATCGTGATGTAGTTGTAATTTTGCTTTCTTAGCATCTTTAAAATCAAATTGAGTTAAAAGAACATCTCTATTTTCATCTTCATTTACACGTTTATCTGCTATGAATGCTTTATATTCAGCAGAATCACGAACTATTTTCTCTACTGCTTTGATATGATCATCATCGACATCAAATGGTGTTTTGACTAAGGTGGATTTAAGATAGAAATTTACTTTATCTGTCTTCATAAACACCTCCTTATTTTACTTTGTAGTTAGCAACCATCGCCTCTAATTCCGGTGTATTCTTGAATATGAATACTCGATACTTTGGGTCTTTGATGTTTATTTCAGTCTTGATTAGTTCAAAACCAGCATTTACTAACTTATTTGCTAATTCTTTTGAAAAAACGACTTTAGTATTTTGCATATTTGCCTCCTATTTGTATATATAAGTCCTAATTACTTGTTTACTTAAATATTAAAACTTAACTTTTTATATAAAGTTTTAACATTAAATATTTAACTTTAAAACTTTAATATTAAACTTTTAATATACAAATTTAAAGAACTAATTATTAGGAATACATATAAGTTGTTCTTTAAATATGGAGGTAATATGAAAACAATAGTATTTAACAACAAAAGGTTTAAACAAATTCCTGAATATACTGACTACTATGCCAGTAGAGATGGAGAAATCTACTCTTCTATAAGAAAAAAACTACTCACCATCCAAGAAACACCTGGATGTCTAAAGTATAATACAGTTATACTTAGTGTTAATAAGAAAATTAAACCAATGCCTGTTCACAAACTTGTAGCACTTGCTTGGAAGAAATTGCCTGCTGGATACACTACTAAACAGGTTGTAGAAGATGCATATTCTAAGCGAATTCTACTTGTTGACCATAAGAACGGAAATAAACTTGATAATAGAGCGTCTAATTTACGTTGGTGTACTCCATTAGAGAATTCTAATTTCAAAAATGCGAATATCCTTGTCAGAAGTAAGGCTAACTTGCATAATAAAAACGCTGTTAATAAATCCAAATATACTGGCAATAACTACAGATATGACTACTATTTAGATGGTATTAAATACGAAAATATCGAAGACCTTACTAACAAGTTAGACTGTTCTAAATCTAAGATTACAGAGAGTTTCAGACGTAATATTGGACTTGTTAGACTTGGTAGATTAACACGTACTGTTAAACCTGCTAAAGTTAAAGGAGATACTGATGTCAAAGAAAAAGAAGTTGAATAAAATTGAACATAACGGTTTCGTATTTGTTGAAGATGGAACAGTCTATAGCACCGTTTCTATGAGGGAAGTTGCTTCTAGACCTAGAACTAATGGACATCGCTATCTTTCCTTACCAACTGGTGGAAGTGTTAAACTTGAGTATTTGATGGCTGCTCTATTTCTAAATAACGGAGAATTTCCTAAACGATTTGACCAATGGACTGTAAAGTTTAAGGATAATGACCCTACTAATTGTGCCGTATCGAATCTCGAACTTATTAAAACACCATCTAAAAAGAAAGGTAGACCAAAAGGTAATGGAACATATTACTGTTTAATTGACCTTGTTGATAACGATTGGGATGAACTTTCTATTGAAGGAATTGCCAATAAGTTAAATATAAGTGTTTCTACTGTAAGAGCATACCTTAATAGTGATCCTAAGAAAATATATAATAACCGATACATCATTGGTGATTTAGTAGATGTATGGGAAAATTTAGACTAAAAAATTTAAGATTTTAAAGTTTAAAAATCTGACTAACAAAAAAATATAGATTGAAAGAATCTATACCAAGATAGAGGTTTGGATAACATTTCATAATTTCTCCTGACAAAATATAGTGAATAATTTCTATATTCAAACCTCTATCGCTCCTTGGATTTACAATTTCTAATACAGACAGTAGAGAGTTGTCTATAACTACTTGTAGGGAGGCGAGAACCCACCGGAAGAACCGGGGGGCGGATTATTTAATGCGTAGCGGGAGAGAGGGTACAAGGAGTGTATCCCTCTGTAGGTTCTGGGGGTTCGAGATGGAAAGTCATAGAGGATTTTGGAAGTCGCGACTGGGTTGTCGAGGATTTCTGGGTCTGAATATGGGTCTGGATTTAAGAGCGACGGCCTCATCACCTGTCGACAGACAGAACAGGATATAGAAAGTGTACAAGTGCGTAGGGGGGTCGGGGACGACACCTACGCCTATTTAAACTGTATATCGATATAAATTTAAACTTTTAAGTTTAATTTTAAAGTTTAAATTAGTTATATATTATAGTTTTGAATACACGTATATATCTGACGATATTTCTAGAATTAAGTGTCAAACTTAGTCGATTATACGTGTATATCAGTCTGGTAAAACTCCAATATAATAGGGTATTACCGGATCATACAAAATACAAACAGGTGAAATTCCTGTGTCATTTCAAGGAGGTGTACTTTTATGTACCAATTAAAAGAAGTTACAGTTACTGCTTCTGTATCTAAAAACTATCAAAAAGCAGAGGTTACAATGACTGCTGAAATCGAAGACCAAAACGATTTAGAAAGTCTAAAACAACTTGTTAGAGATAACGCTCTATCACTGTTGGATACTCTTCCCGTTAAAGAAGAGAAAGTTGAAGCACCCGTTCAAAAACCTACTTATACTGCTCCAAAAGCAAATAATACTGGTAATAGAACGTATCAACCTAGACCACAACAAAATAACCAACCACAAAGTGAAGTTCGTATGGCTAGTGAAAAACAACTTGCGTATTTACGTTCCTTTGGATACAGTGGCGATGGTAATTTAACATTCCAACAAGCCGATACTCTCTTAAAACAATATAAGCACGAATTATAATAGAAGAATAAGGAGATTACAGTGGAAAGCAAGATTGATGAACTTAAGGAGCTTGGTATAGATTTAACATCAATCATTAAAGGAACTTCTAACGAGAAGTTATTGGCTGAATTTGCAAAATCACCAATATATGGTGATAGAGTCATACCAGAGTGGACTGAAGATGACATCATTGCTTTCAGTAATCGAATTTACAATATCGTTACTAAATACGGGGGTAGATAGACGTATCTATCCCCACTATAGGAGAAAAAATGAAAAAATATGTACTAGTAAGTAAATATGTATTAGTAAGTTTAGCCGTAGCAGTATTGGCATCATTAGGTATTATACTTGCAAAGTATATTAATGACGCTAAAACGCTATATTGCTTTAATATAGAAGGCTATACGACTGCCTATATTACTGGTGAAGTTCAGGAATATACCCACGATTTAACCGTTGCCAAATGTAAAATACCAAAAGGCGATATGGCGTATATAGAAGTCCCAGAAGCCAATCCAAACGCTTCTGCTATAGTCGTTAGATATAACCCCGATAGAGAGACATATTATTACGTGGAGGATACAGATAATAAAGTCTATAACTATGGGTTTATATTCGAGAATTGGAAATAAGAGAATACTTTTATGTATTCTCTTTTTTATTAAGGAGTAAAATATGACTGATAATGAACTAAAATTGTTTGAAAAAACTGCTAAATATGGCACAGTTGAATTTGAAATTAGCAGATGTATTGATATGATAAATTCTATTCTTGCATATGGATTTAATACAGACGCTAAATATGTCCTTGAACGTGAAAAGAATAGTTATCATAACTATTTGGAAGATTACATTAAAGAATTAGGCGAAGATAAAGTGCTTGAATTAATACAGGGACAAATTGATAGTATAGACCACGTTGTAGAATGTGCACATTATAGTGAAGATGGTGGTTTCTATAACGAGATAATCTGGAAAGAGGAATAGAATATGAAAGACATTAACAAAGAAAAATATATTGAACAATTCAAAAAACATTTAGACTGTTATGAATCTTGTTTAGAAGGAAGATTAAGAAGAATTAAAGAACTATTCGCAAAGAAAGTTAGTCCAGATTTAGAGTACTTCTTCGATGAAGATGATGATTCTATTACTTTCAATTGGAATGACCATTCTGAACGCGGTGATAAACTTATTCAGGAAATTAAAAATATCTTAGACCCTAATGAAAATAACTTTATAAATTACGATTTGTCAGTAGAAGATATCTGGCCTGATGAAGAAGATGTGTTTAATTACAGTGTCTATATCTCTAAATGTCCTTTTGATATATTGACTACATATTCATTAGATAGAGAGGAGTAGAAATGACAGCAAAAGAATTTCTTAAAAAATATGGAATAGATAAATTTAGACTTGGTGCTAGAGGTCTTAAAAACAATCTTGCATTTGCAAAGATTTTAGCAAATGAAGTATCTGAAAGTGGATTCGGCGGTTCATACTGGTTTGGTGAAGACGAAATTAGAGCGGCTTTTGCGCAGTATATTCTATATGGGCGTAGACCTGATGAATACCCTGATAGTGATGACGATTTGTTTGATATTTCAAAAGCAATGAAAGTCTATGATAAAGTAGATTACGCTGATTGTGATAAAAAATGTCTACACTTTGGACCTGATTATTTAGAATTTAATTGGACGGAATTTGAAAGAGAACCTGATTTAGCAATATCTTGGGGAGAAATATACGATGAATTCTTAGATGACGAATTGAAGATGATTCAAGACCCAGATACTGATGACGATACTGTTAGACTATTAGTTGAATGTAAGTAAGACTATAAGGAGTAGAAATGACTGAAGAACAATATAAAAAGCGTAAAAAGGAATGGATTCTTACATACCCTGAAGACTATGATGGACCGATTATTATTCCACTTGAAATTCATACATTATCTGATGAAGAATGGGAACAGTTCTGTATTAGTAGTACTTTAGAATTTGGAATAAAATAATTAATATTTCACTTATATATTATTATATTGTCATATAAGGAGGTATTATAATTATGACAGAAAAAAGAATATGTCCGATTTGCGGAAAAGAATACACTGATTTTCCAGCAATTTCAAGAAAGGACAATAAAACTGAAATTTGTCCAGAATGTGGACAAAAAGAGGCTTTTGAAGCCCTTAAAAAGAGATTAGAAGGGAAGTAAAAAGTATGACTAAAGAACAATTTGTAGAAAAATTTTTAGAAGTCAAAGAAGATATTTGTAGTAATCTTTGTGATAGTGAATATCTTAAAAATATTACAAAAGAACTCGAAAGTAAAGATGAAACATATATCTGTGCTTTCAACGCTTGTTTAGAAAATGATAATACACTCGAAGAAGTCTATAACACTGCTGAAGTCTTTAGATTTGATGACAGTGATTATGAATTATTACTTAAGTATATGATTGTATTAAACATCGCTAAACAAGTTAAAAAGGAAATAGAGAAGTAGAATATGACCAAAGATATTCAACAATTAATCGCGGAAGCGATGATAGACTTCTATTCAGTAATAAGTACACCATCCGGTTTTAAAACTGGTGGTGATTTTAGTGGTTTTCTTGATGAACTTAATGAAAAACTTGATAATTATCCTTTAGTGATTTTAGAAAGTTATATTAAAGATAACTACCGTGAATGGGAAGATATAGCAGACCAACTCTGTGCTGGTTTAGCAGAGTATATTGAAGATGATATTGTTTGCTATATAAAAGACAGTCGATCAAACCTTGATTATTTAAGCGACTATGAAAGGATAATAGAAAATGGTAAAGAAGATATAGAAGACAATGTACAAATTCTTAAGAATGAACTTAATAAGGGTGGTAAATGTTTTAAAGCCTTAGATGATTGGTTTAATGAACTTCCAGAAGAGGATCAGGAAGGTCTTAAATTATTCTTAGAGTGTAAATAAATAAGAGGTCTTCGGACTTCTTATTTTTTTTTTGGATCATAGAAAAACTTATCTTTTTTTATTCGGATCATATAAAAACTTAAACTTTGGCCAACAAATCAATATAATTAGGAGGAAAAATGTCAAATATAACACTATATCAAGGTGATTGTATTGAACTTATGAAGAATATCCCAGATAAATCTGTGGATTTAGTCCTATGTGATTTGCCATATGGGACTACAGATTGTAAGTGGGATAGTTGTATAGATTTAGACAGTCTATGGAAAGAATACAGCAGGATATTAAATGATAAAGGTAATATCCTTCTCTTTGGTGATGGTAGTCTATTTACTGCCTCTCTAATGATGTCTAAAAAGACCTGGTTCAAATATAACTGGTTTTGGAAGAAAAATATAAAAGTTGGATTTCTAAATGCTAAAAAACAACCTTTAAGAATTTTTGAAACTGTTAGTTGTTTTGGTAAACCAGGTCAAAATAATTACTATCCGATTATGGTTAAAGGTGATCCTCATATTATTGGAACTGGAATTAGAGGTGGAAAAACTGGATTATATAGTGGAGAAAAAAAGGCATTAAACAATAAAACAACTGTTGATGAATATTATCCAGAAAATATATTAAATTTTGATGCTTTACCACCAGCAAAAAGATTTCACGAGTCTGAAAAACCTGTTCCACTACTCGAATACCTCATCAAAACATATACAACTGAAGGTATGACAGTATTGGATAACACTATGGGAAGTGGTTCAACAGGTGTTGCCTGTGTGAATACTAATCGCGACTTTGTGGGAATAGAGTTGGATGAAAATTACTTCAATATCGCTAAGACCCGTATCGAGGAGGCTAAATGTCAAATATAACACTATATCAAGGTGATTGTCTTGAACTTATGAAGAATATCCCAGATAAGTCTGTGGATTTAGTCCTATGTGATTTGCCATATGGAACGACTTCCTGTAGTTGGGACGTTATAATTCCATTTGAAGATTTATGGAAAGAATACAAACGTGTTATCAAAGACACTGGTGTAGTTGCTTTATTTGGAGACAATGGAATATTTACAGCAAAACTTATATGCTCTAATGAAAAATATTTTAAATACAACTGGATATTAGAAAAAACATTTTGTAGTTCTGGTACAATAGCAAAATATCAACCATTGAGAAATATAGAGAGTATCTCAATATTTTATAAGAAATCTGGTAACTATTATCCTCAATTCAAAACTGGATGTAAACCATATACACGAATTTATACAGAAAAGGATGTTTCTCATAATAAACTTTTAAATGCTGATATAAAAAGAGATATTAATGCCAGTGTTAAAGACAAAACTACAAGATATCCTACATTGATACTTAATAAACCTGAATTTACAGAGACTAAAAATTTAAGAGTACATCCATCTCAAAAAGCAGTTCCACTACTTGAATATCTTATCAAAACATATACAACAGAAGGTATGACGGTGTTGGATAACACTATGGGCTCAGGTTCCACTGGAGTAGCCTGTGTGAATACTAATAGAGATTTTGTGGGAATAGAGTTAGACCAGAATTACTTCAATATTGCCAAGACCCGTATTGAAGAAGTTAATAAAAAAGAAGAATAGCTTAGGCTATTCTTTTTTTTTTGTAAAAATAGTTGATTTTTAGTTGATTTTCAGTAGAAAATTAGTAGATTTTTAGTAAATTCTTGGTAGATTTTCTGATAAAAAAAGAAGAATAGAGAAATCTATTCTTCTACTTTAAATTCTTCTTTATCAGGGTCAAAGTAAATGCCGTGATTGACAAAAATATCCCCTACTTTTACAGAAGGTTCTATTAATTTAAACCCTCTTCCATCATTGTAATAGACTTTACACGGTATTGATTTTAATTCTCTAGGTAATTTTATAATAGCACCAAGATCCCAAATATAGTTGTCGCTGTATTCAGTTGAAAGTCTTACGCTGATTGTATGTCCTATGTTACCATTAGTTATATTGAATGATAAAGGCCTATTATCATTCATAGATCCATCATAGACTATATATTCATTTGTATCAAGATCAAGTACATAGGTATCAAAACGTACTTTTTCATTTGGCAATAAATCTACACCATCACGTCTAAGCATTGTTGATTCAGATTCAATTGTATATGTACCTTCTGCCGTTGGTATAAAAGTAAAAGTTATGCCCATATCTTCATCATTAAGCGATTCTATTGATATTGTTGATTCACCTTCAACTACAGTTGCGTGCTCAGGGAAAAAACTTGTTAGATTATATCTAAATCCATTAATTCTATACATTACATTGTCATATACTTTAAAACTAAAACTTGTATTTACAGTTTTTCCATTCTCTGTGTATGAAATATCAATTGTTTTTATTCCTGGAGTAGACATATCTAGCGTGGATATGGTAAATCCTGATGTTACAGTTTCCTCAAAACCATCCTCATATACCTTTTTGATTGTTATATTAGACAGATCTAGAGTATCATTTACAAAATAATTTCCAGATATACCTGTAGATTCTATAGATATAGATGATATATAATAGATTCTATAGGCAGAATCTAAAAAACTATCTCTAAAAGTTTCATCTCCAACTAATATACCACCAAATTTAAAATCATAGCCTGTTATATCCTTAAATTTAATAGTTTTGTTTTTAAGTGTTTTAGTATCAATCGTGATCTTTTCACCATTTCTATTCCACATATAACAAGAAAATGTTGCTGAACTTGTGTTATCTGGATATACATAACTACATTGAATTAACCTTCCACTGGGTGATGGATAACCATAATCCTCATATCCCTCTAATACAAAAAATTGTGTATTAGGATATGATGTACCTTTTATTCCTAACCAACCTTCACTAATAGGGCTAAAAATTTTCCAAGTTGTTCCTTTTAAGCTATTAGGATCTGTTAAATCCATTACCTTAATAGCATTTTGATGGAGCCAAATATCAAACCCATTTTTACAAACTTCTTTATTTGATAGCCCATCAATATTTAAAAATTCTATTGTTTTAATATCTTCAGGAAAATAAAATGTTTCTTGTGAACCATAAAAACCCCAAAGATCATACTTACCATCAGTACGAAATCGTATAACATATTTTTCTCCAGAATAAGATATAGATGATTGATAACCATAGATATCAGGGCTAACAGCATTAGCAATTATATTTATTATTTTAGTATTTTGGCTATAATTAGAATTTTTTATGGTGTAGGCAATATTTTCCTTTGGTTTTGATGGGGTTATAGTCCTATCTATATATGATTTAAACATCCATTTAGTTCCAGCTAATATCATACTAACCTCCTATCATACCCATATTGATATACGGTACCTGGCCTAATGCCAATTTGGTCTTATAGGTAGTACCATACTGCTCTGTATTTATCATATCCATAGCGTATCTATAGGCTTCTGTAATAGCGTATATATCGCCCTCTAATGCCCCAAGGAATGCCGTCTCGAATATCGCGCAGAATTCGGACCAACATCCAGCGGTCTTTGCTATATCCTCTTCGAGATAGACGATATATGGGGCGCCATCTACGAATAGGCATATTGAATCATCCAACACCTCAAAACCCGTAGAATTTATAAGGTTTCCAGTTTCATATGGAAGTACATTTATCGCCATATCGAAAGCAGATTGGGCATAGGATGCTATAAGGAAATCTGGTACTTCTTCAAATTCCTCTGGGATTTCAATATAGTCTACAATATCGTATGCCATATTTACCTCCTATAAGAATTAAGGGAGAAGAATTACTTCTCTTCCCCCTTGACATTTTCCTTCGATTTCGCTTCTCTTTGCTGTTTTAGATTATTTGCCATACCATTCAGCATATTAACTGATTGGGTACGTTCTGATTTAATCTCAGCCAACATTGCTTCTTGGTCTTCATCGGACATATCGCCGTCATACAATTCGTGGATAGCCTCTCTTTGAGAGATTAATCCGGCTTGTAATGCGGCAGATAATGTCTTAACCATATCATCATAACTTGGTGATGCATATTCGGAGAAATCACAGCTGAATTCACCTTCGATTTCAGGGAATACAACAGTTCCATCACCCCAAGTTGCCATATTATATTGAAGGATTAGTTTTGCTAATTTCTGTAATGCCTCATCATATAACAGGATTAAGTTAGAACGCTTTCTTAATGAAGCCTTTTCTCTGATATTGAGTGCCAATGATGAGGAATTACTTCCACCATCATTCTCACCAATAGTAGATTGACTTAATCCGACTATATTCAATATACTCTTTAGAGTATCATTATATAGGTTCTCATAACTGGTTAAATCGGCACTATTGAAGACCATATCGGACATATTCTTGATTTTCTGTTCTGGGTCTTCAACTTCCAATAGGACTTCTTCGACATCCCAACTGTTAGGAAGGACTGTCTTGCCACTATCTCTGTCGATTTCGCATAGACCAGATGGAACTCCTCTCTTTGGTTTGAGAGCACGTTCGATATAGAGCATAGTACTCTTAATTTCATCGATTAATTCGAATTGGTCTAAACAACCTTCATAGTCAGATTCACCATTACCATTATTTTCAATATAAACAGCCATAATCTCTTTAGAATTTGTAAATTCGATATCTTTTAGAGATGCTGTTTCTTCTAACTTATCTAATGGTTGTATTTTATTCGCTTTATCAAAGAGTTCATAATGGATATATCCTTTTCCATAATGGCTCTTTAATACATAACCATCATCAAAATAATCTTTAAATATAACTTCTGTTAATCTACCATATTTTCTCTCTATCTCTAAATCCTCTTTCGGATAGGATTGGAATATAACTTTATCACTAACATCAGTATCCATAACAAATTTAATACCAACTGCTCCTGAATATGACATTTGAGCTGCCATATTAGAGAAGAAACTATTTCTGTTATTCTCTTTGAGAGTGTCTAAAATTTGTTCATTTAATTCTTCATCTGTTGCTTCATTACCTGTTGAGATTGTTAATTCAGGGGCTTCTGAAAACACTAACCCAACAATTGTCTTAGTAATTAGTTTAGGAATGGCGATATGAACTCTTGGAACTTTACCTTGAACCTTATGATAAAAACTCTGTGAAGAGAATATTCTACCAGCAGGTTGAGTGGTTTTATAGAAGTTCTCTAATTCATTCGCATTAGATGCCATAAACCAACATCTATTTTCTAAAAGTTTAAAGTGTTCATCTCTCACAATAGTCGCAGATGGGTCAATATCCGGAACTTCTCTTGTGAGGTATTCACCAATCTTTTTATTAATATAATTATTAAGTAAGCCCATATTATACCTCCTATCTGCTTAAGTATTTGATAAAGTCTTGAACCACATATTCTGTAGCATCTATACAGTCAATGTTCGCTAAGTCAGGTCTGTCTAAACGTTCCCACTTACCTTTTTCAATCTTAGCAGGGTCATAAACTGCGTTTTTAAACTGTCTAATAGTATTTTTACAGGAACTATGAAATCTAAGTTTACCTCTGTATAACAAGTTAACATCTGTTTTTATACGTTCCTCAATATCAATCTTATCAACATATTTAAATAGTGAGAAGTTGATATTTCCTTTTACGATTTGTAATTCTCTGTAAAAAGTTATATCTTCGTCAAGTAAGCATTTATTAGGATATTTTCCCATTAGTTCTTGACACTCTTTAATAAAACTAATATAGTCCTCAGCATATTCCTTAGGAAGTTTAATATTGTTCCCATTCTTTTGGTCAGCATTTCTATGGAAATATTCTTTCAATATATGGACTTCATATTGTTTTTCATCATTGTTAAAAGTTAATCCACCAAGTAAGAATGCCGTTCCAGACATATTCTCACCCGGATCCGCTACTGTAACGTATATAAAATAGTCATTTGGGTTATAATCATTAATAATATTGTAATCACGAATATTATAGATTTGACCCTCTATATTCATTCTTTGACCTAAGATAGCACTTTTATAGTAAGGACTATCTGGGTCATATTCTCGTGTTATTTCATCTATACGTTCTTGAGATAGAGCAGGGTTATCTAATAATGTAGCGTGTAAGTAGTTTCTATCGAGGTTTGGATTATCTACATATTCCTTATATATCCAGTGGTCTTCAATATTAGGGTTCATATCGAAGAAATATTTACGATTGCGTGCAGCTGCAGTTCTTCTCTTAACTTCTTCCATAAAGTCCTTATGGAATAAATCGAATTCGGAACCAATAACACCTTCAATAGAAAGACCACGAATTGTTTTATAACTATCTGCTTTGGCTGCTCCTGCGAAAATAACCCATCTAACAGCAGGTTGTCCATTTCGTCTTAAAGTAATTTTAATAGCATCGGCATTTTTATATTTCTTATATTCCGCATTTTTATCAAAATAATAAGCAACACCGAAACCATTACATTCACCAATTAGAGCTTTTGCCTGAGCATCTGTAACACCACAAGCAAGGAATAGTAGTTCATCATTCGTATCATATGTTTCAAGATATAGACAGAATGCTAATATATTAAACACTGTCTTTGAACTACGAATTGAACCCTCCAAAATATTCCAAGTATGTTCAGAAGTATTCATAACATAATCGCGATACTTCTCGTTTACTAACAACTTTTCGCCATACTTCATAATAACCTCCGCTACAGGTTGGGAGAGATGGGTAGCGGCCAAACTCTCCCTATATATTTGTTTTTGTCAAAATTAGACTTTGTCTTTTCTCTTCTCTTTCTCAACATCGAAAGCTGCTGCTTGACGGAATTTATTTTCTCTATCAACACTGCTGATGACAATGCCATCGAATAGTGCTGCTAACAAGAACCATCCAGCTAACCAATAACCTGTCTCACAAGCAAGTGCGATATTGGTTTGGAATAGATGGATGACATAAAATGCCGCTAATGGAACAATACAGCTTGATATTGTTTGAAGAGTATATTTAAAACGAGCCATTCCAATTTTTACATCTGGGATTTTCCCAATGGCTTTCTTAAGTAGTGTCATACCTATGACAGCTACAATAATTAATAATACAGCCGCCCATCCAGAGATAGAGACTTTTGTAGAAGTGCCTTCTCCATTGAATAGCCCGTATTTTATACAAACTGTTAATACTGGAGCGAATATTGAAATAAGGAAGTATGTAACATATGATGCGATGGTTGTCCATCTCATTTTATTCTTTGAAAAATTCTCAAAGTTAAACATAGTTCACCTCCTTAGTTATCTAAAACGTCATTGATTGCTAAATTCTTTTTTGCCTTCGCAATTGATTCTTTCAATTTTAGATTTTGAGCTTCAGCTTCTGCTTTTCTTTGCTCTTCTGTATCGTCAATCTTTTTTTCAACTTTTGTTAATAACTCGTTAATGAGTTCTTTAACTTGATCTTGATATTTGGCCATATCTTCAGCTGCTTTCTTTTCAACCATTTCAATGATTTCTTCTCTCTTAGCACCTTTGATTTTCATTCTAACGATAGCAACGAGTAAACCAATGATAGATGTAGCGAATACACCGAGTAATGCTAAAAGGATTTTTCCAACTGTATTGACGTCGATTTGGTCTTTCTTTAATTCATTTCTTAATGCTTCAATGAGTTCATTCAAGGTCATATGAGCATATGGATTATCTTCTTCCTCTTCTTCTGGTTCGACAACGACTTCAAATCTTTCTAATTTGCCGTCTTCTAAGACTTTGAATTCTAAGAATGTATCTTCACCTAAGAAGAGAGTTAATTTATCTTCAACGAGTGTATATTTACCAGAGACAGTAGCAGTAGTTTCACCTTGAGTTAAAACTGCTTCATATTTCTCTGCACTCTTCAATGTAACAATAATAGTTCCGTCTTCATCTGTATAGTGATAGACTTCATCTTCCCACTCACCTGTTTCAGGATTTGCGGCTCTCTTAACCATCACAATTTGAGGTTCGTTTGTATTTTGGACTTCTGTTTTTTCACTAACAGTTCCACCCATTAACATAGGAACTGCTAATAATGCTAAAAATAATTTGAACATACGTTCCTCCTCTAAATTTTAATAACTACTTTTGTCTTTAGAGATATTCGAATTTGTATTGTCTTTTGTATGAGGAGTTTCCTCTTCTAACATTCTGAGCAATACTTATAGGATTTAAATTAAAATATTCACCAGCCTCAGTGCAGGAATTAAATATATAGTGTTTGTCATTTAAAATATCATAACATTTAATAGGTTTAGCGTGAGGATTATTCCCACCAGTATAATCAGTATTCTTTAAATACTTAATCATACTTTTTCTAACAGCATCTTTTTGTCTTTGAGAATTTTTCATTCCTTTTCTAGTGCAACCAGGTGATTTCATATCTCCACCTTCTGTGCTGTTATATCCATTTTTAAATGAATCATATTTCTTAATATATTCTACTTCTAATCTATCGGCTTCTTCGTCTGTTAAATCATCGAAAAAAATTATATGCTCAAAACTGTCCCATCCATATTTAAGAATAGCATTTTCAAACTTTTTTTGATGATTATTAATATAACCTTTTCCATTTTGCCATCTTTTTTGAGTAGTATTTGTTTTAGTAATAACCCCGATATACCATTTGTCTGTTTTAGGTTGGTAGTGCCCATATAGTGTTGCCATAAAACTCCTTATAAAAAGCGAGTCTTGTCCTTAAGTTCACTCAATGCCAAATTCGCTTTTGCTAACTCAACTGATAGAATTTCTAAGGATTGAGTATTTGCTAAGTCAACTTGATTTTCTTGAGTGATATATTCCTTAAGTGCTGCTTTTAGTTCCTTATTTTGTTTTTTGATTTCTTCAATCTCTTCTTTTAAGAGTTGATTTTCTTTATTTAACTCCTCTCTATCGATGTAGATTTTCTCAAGCATATCTTTTAATAGAACTTTCTCACCATCTAATTGGAATTCAAAGTCTAATAAATTTAAGAACACTTCATCACTACCGACAAGAGTTTTAACTTTACCTTTATTTCTGTTTTTAAAGGATTTATTATCTACTGAAATTTCCATTTTAACTCTCCTTAAACTTACTAAAAATTATTTTTGTTATTTCGTGTTGAAGTCTTTCGAGATTGCTTTCAACTGGATTAGAGATATTCTCTTTTGTTAAATCCAATACCAATGGATTACACTCTATCTCTGTAATAGTCTTACGATTTGGTATTCTGCTTTCTAAGACGAATACTAACTCATTACTACCGATATTCACCATATTAGGGTTCAACTTTAGAGTAAATCCACTCTTATCCTTGACCATATAGTGTTCTTCGTTACCAGTCTTAAGTTTGATATTTTGAATATTAGCATCATTTGTCTTTAGAAGAAGAGTTAACTTTTGAGATTTAGGGATATAATTAAATACTGTCTTTACATCTCTACCGACAATATTAGCTTCTATTGTGTAGTTCATCTTTCAAATCATTTAGACGAGCATATAACTCGCTAACATCTGTCAGATTTTCCATTCCAAAAGATAGACCAAGAATATGGACGATATCTTCTGTGATATAGATATATTCGCGATTGTCAATAGTGATGTAAAATTTAATTTTATACTTTGTAGTATCTTCTGTCAAGATATCCCTAAAATCTTGAGCCTTTAAAACTGCTTCAAATACAGTTGGATATACTTCCTTAAGAGCAAATCGTTTACTGTATGAAGCACCATCGAGCATTGCTAATATTTGTGTTGGTCTAACATTTCCAGCAATAACTCTTAATACAACACCCTCACCTAATGATAGGGATGGTGTATATAGTGGTTCCATATGGATTAAACCATTTTTGAAGGTTAATTGTGTTGTTAAATATTTCATATAACCTCCTATGAACCGATAGTATATTGACCATCAGAACAGTTAACAACAGTAGTAGGAACTCCAATACCAATACCGTTATGGAATATCTCTTTGGCTTGTTCAACTGTTCCCTGATATGTTATACCTGCTAAATTTGTACAGCCATTAAATGCGTTTGGACTTATTGCTATGCTTTCTTTAAATAGAACACCTGTTAAACCAGTACAATTTTGGAAAGCATTATCGCCAATATAATCAACATAATACATAGGAGCGAATATAGAGAGTGATGTACAATTTTTAAATGCTCCATCAAAAATTCTCATAGGATATGTTTTAGTAGTTGTTCCTATAACTCTTTGTAATTGTGTGCATCCTTCAAATGCATATGGATAAATAGAGAGCACATTAGTACCGTCTGGGCTAGCATCAACTCTAATAATACCAGAATTTCTAAATGCATATTCTCCAATATCACCTTTAGTGCTTATTGTTATTCCTAATGATGTACAACCTTCAAAACAATGAGCAGGGACGGTAATAGTGCCAGGCGTCTTTGTTGGATTTAACTTTGAACAATTTTGGAAAGCATTTGCTCCAATAGATGCACCACTATCTATACGTGGTATATTAATTAATGATGAACAGTTCCTAAAGGCATTTTCACCAATATTTCTTAATATACCTGATATATTTGAATATTCTAATAAATTTACACAGCCATCGAATGCGCCATCACGGACTGTTGAATGATCGTCTTGATTTAAAACGTATTGGGCTGTACCGGTAACAACACCAGTAAGAGTTTCTTTTACTTCTTCAAGTTCTGCAGTAGTAGCTTCTAACTGTTCAATTGCTTCTTCTGAACCATTATAAGTCGTAACAGAACTAACTTTATAATTTTTAACTGGCATATCTACCTCCTGAAAAAGGGCTCCAGTTTAGAGCCAGAGCCCTTAGTTATTTATATTAGGCTTCTAAAACCCAACTATATGAAACTTCACCTTTTCTAACAACGGCTTTTAATACATATGTACCATCAGTTGTTGTATCTGGTGTACCAAAATGTTTTTCAATATCGTTAATTGTAGCAACTGGATTACCATTAATATTAACAGCTTCAGATGTTAAATCAATAGCACGTGGTTTTAACTCAATCATTGATACTTGTTCTTCGGTGTTATTTTCTCTATCAACGCTTGTAACCTCTCTAGCTCCTAAAGTGATACCTTCAAAACCACTACCAATATGGGTCTCTAAATCACCAACAGTAGGATTATCAGCATCAACCTTACTAAGAACACCCATACCGACGTCTCCGCCAACATTATTTATATAACTAAATCTTGTAACTGTGTGTTCATCTTGTTGACCTT